CACAGCGCCGGGAGACTTCATGCGGATAATACCGCCGGGTGTTGCATTAAGCGCATCATCTAGGTTGACCTGACCATCCACTACGCCAAGACGGGCATTGTTAGTCAAGTACAGGTTATCGAGCATCTGACGGGTAACCGTAGACTTGATAAGCTGGATGTCCATCGTCCGATCAGCTAGCGACTGACCAAAGAACTTATGCGGAATAGGAATAGGACACAGGCTATGAAACGGGATTACATCGCATTCCTCATCGTCCAAAATCTCACTGCCAGCGTACAGAATCTTACGCAACTCAGCGATACCGTCACCGTTAACGTCAATGTAGATATAGCACTCGTATACCTCAATGACCTGCATTGCAGGATCTAGGCTGATGTTCTCGTCTGGCTGCTCACCCTGAGAGAACCTTGCTACTCGCTCAGGCGTAAACTGCAAGTCATCGTAAGAAGGCAAGCCCTCAACTACCTTCTTCTTAAAGCCCATAGCAATCAACTCGCTACGAGTCATCAAGCGACGATGAGCCACAAACGGGCTATCCTGAATAGTTCTTGCCGACTTGCTAATTAGGAATTCTTCTGGCGGTACGTTCTCAATCTTTACGCAGCCGTATTCCTTAGACTTCTTGATCTTTACCTCGAACTTAGGGATCTGAATCGGCATACCCATCATATCTATGCCGCCATCCATGAACTCGACTTCCTGTTCGACCACCTCAATGCCGGGATCAGACAAGAGCATAGCCAGTTCATCTTCGCTCAGGTTCTCGTACTTCTCAGTCTTAACGTCTTCCTTTTCTTCCCAGTACGCTTTGACAACGCCAACCTTCTGCATCAAGGCATCTTTGAACCAGTTGTGCAGGATCAATAGACCATCGTTCTCACGATAGAACACCCAGTTACAGTAGTCTGTGGCTTGTTTAGCCGATTCCTCATCCTCTGGACGAGTAGGCTCAAAGTAGACAATATCCTCAGTTGTCGTAAAGACTCGGATAAGTTGTGGCAATGCACCATCAATAGCCTCAGCTACCTCACCAGTAACGATCTGGCTACGGCCTTCTACCTCATTGCCGTAAGGATTACGTAAGTAATAGTCCAGAGCCTTGCGTCGTAGCTCGGTAGTCTCTGTCTCAATGTAACCGATGGCATTGTCGATTTCGTTCTCAAGAATGCCCTTGATCTGACCTTCATCCATCTTCATAGCAAATCCTTAACGGAAATTTTGCCTATTATACAATCCAATTTGTCTTAATTGGCAATGTTGTTGACCACGAACCGTCGCTCTCGTCAAGCCCTATTGCAAGGTATCTGAAGGCATCAGCGTAGTGGCTAGACCAGTCATGCAAAGGTTTCTCATAGAAAACATTGCGCTTCTCGTCATGCTCCCGACGGTAGTTCCTTAGCGCATTAAGCCCGTTCTTCGTCTTGGGATGAAACCAGCACCGGGGAATAAGTCTTCTGACCGCTTGTATGCCATCAGCCACAGATAAACGTGGACAAACCGTAATCGATAGCCCAGCCTCCTCAAGCACTTCCTTACGCGATTTACCTGTGCCAAGTTCCCGTACTTGTACGTCATGCGGAAGGATTTGGTTAAACTGTTCATACTTGTTATCCCTCAGCCAGTTAACGTACCAGTCTAGTCCTTGCCCGTGATTTTCGATGCAGTCCAGTAATCTAATTTCTTTTCCAGCCAGTTGAGCAATCCAGATAGTAGTGCTATCACCCATTCCAAGATCCCAAGCAGCAAAAGAGCGACACAAGTCATCACGAGGAAAATCGCTAATATGACCAAGTTTCTCAAGATCGTTAATAAGTTTCCCAAAATAGCTCCCTTCTATGGCAGAATTAAAGTCGCATTCAAACTCTTGCCGATACCTATCTTCACCCATCTCAAGTTGGGAAGATTTAAGTTCTGACTGCGGAATAATGTTGGTTTGACTAGCCTTAAACTCTACGTAAGCCCAACCATCGGTTTCTTTAGCCCGGTCTGCAAACTCCCTAAAATGGTTATTTCCTTTAGGGGTTCCAATAAACAATGCCCAGCCTAATCGGTCAGTCAATGCAGGGCGCAATACCTCGTTCCAAACTTTAGGGTTCATATCCCCTACCTCGTCCAGAACAACCCCATCATAATAGGTTCCCCGTAGTGAATCTGGGTTATCCGCCCCATGAAGCGAGATTCTTCTACCCCAGAAGTCCACCCTAAGTTCAGCTATGTTTACGGAAGCCCCTAAAGGCCTTGTGTACTTGACTAAATAATCAAACGCAATTCTCTTGGCTTGTGTATACGTTGGCGCTACATAGGCGTATCGAGGATCTTCTAGATTGCACTCGATAGCCCGTTTTACCAGTTGATTGATTGCGGCAACAGTTTTGCCGAATCTTCGGTGCATGACTCCAACAACGAAGCGGTTATTGTCTAGCGCATCATGCAGTATGACCTGATGTTCTCTCGGCTCGTAAGGAATGACAATCTCTGTCACTTAACGTATCCGCAGTTCAAGCACTTGTTGTTTACTAGAAACGCACTGCACATAGGGCAGTTAGCCATCTGTCTATACTTCATTTCTTGCCTCCCCAACGGATTACCATCTCTTGAGCCTCGCCATCTCTACCTGTTACCTCTGTCCTAGCTAGCTTAGGGATATGGTACTCAGATAGCTTCTGGATAATGTCCAATGCCTTATGAGGATCCTTATCAGCCACCTCATTAAGCCATCTATCCATGTTAGGAGCATTACGCTCTAGTAGGCTAGCTATAGCCTCTCTTACGATAGTAGTGGACTTATTAGCTGATCCTTTAGGTCTACCCGGGCCAGCAGTACCGTCTCCTACTTTCCAGTTACTTTGAGTTTCTTTAACATTATTTGTTTCCATAATTGCATTATCCTTTGGATGTCATGCTTACTTACTGCCATTCCCAAAAAGCATCTTTAATAGCTCATCAGAACTCATCTTATCTGGCACTGGTTTCCGTCCTGCGTGTGCTGGATCATATGACTTTACGTCAATAACGTGCATAGGCAATTCTGTTTTGCCTTTACTTAACGCTAAGTCAGTTCGATGATTCCCATCATAAATAACATATTCTCCAGTCTCAAGCCGCAAAGCTAATGGCTTATCTCCATAACCAGCAACCAAATCACCCGGCCCTTTCCCAGCATTAAACTTTTCCCAATTCCTTGCGCTTTGAAAACTTACAGCCTTAGACAATGGGACAACCTCAGTTCTGCCATATTGTTTCATTTGGTCAACAGTTGGAACAGATGGCATAGTTAAACTTTGGGGAGAAGGAAGTAATCCGGTAGGCTTAATACTTCCCTGAAATTGCGCTAAGTTAAACATCTTGTCCATGTATGGCGTATTCATTGCCATACCACCAGACTGCTCTAACGCTCTTTGCTGTGCTACTTCTTCAGGAGTCGGGAAATATCGTGCTGTTGCATTTCTAGCAAATTCCATAGGATCGTTAACCAGCAATCCTAGGCCAGCCTTAGTAGCCTGTTTCTGGCGATCAATAGCTCCAAGAATGCTAGTCAATAATCCGTCAGCCATAAAATGCCTCGTATACGTCCGGCCTGTTAGCCTTTATCCACTCTCGTGGCTCCTCGTGGCATTTCTTGTAATCCGTCCCTACCGTCTGGCTTCCTGCATGATGCACATAAGCCCTTGAGACAAAATGCCTAAATCCCGCTTTTTGCAGGTCATGGCATATTATATTATCGGAATACCAATTCGTGCTCGGAAATTTAGCTACATCCCATGCCTTCTTACTTATCGTGGCAAAAATGGGCGCTATGACAGCAGTCTCTTTAATCTTGGCCTCACTAGCCCAGTACAGTCCTTCCTGCCTATCATCGTAAACAGGGAACCTAATGTTCTGGTCAGGCAATACATAATCAGATCTAGCACCTAAGAATCCGAGATTTACGCCATTGGATTCCAGAATTTCCGCATCTTCCTTGAGCAGATCTATAGTACTCGGTGTTATAACAACGTCATCGTTAGCTACGATCAGTGAATCGTGTCCCCTGCTGAAGGCATAATCGATACCCGCATTATATGCGTCTCCAAAATTGGTAGCAGGATTTGGCCTGTAGATAACATTAAGTTCCGACATTCTCGAACGTATTGTTCCCCAGAGGCTAAGGTTATTTGAGCATAGATAAATTGGTAGTTCTGGAGCATAGACCTTGATGCTTTCCAGTAATATCGTTATACCGGGATTACCGATAGTGCAAATAACTATAGCTTGCATATACCCCAGAAATATAGATCAGCAGGGTTTGCATTAGTGGAAAAGCCGTACTGCTCAAACTTAGACAAGTCGCAGTTATCCCTAATGTCCTGCTCTGTTAAGTTACGGTAATAGTCCCCGCAAAATGGGGCATCTGATGGACTTGTACGCCTAGTCCCGTGTTCTGGTCTGCCTTCTGTAGCACACGTAAAGAATACAAACTTACGAGCCATCCTGACCATATTGTCAAACGTCTTAGCCCACTCAGGGTTATGCTCAAAGCATTCACAAGACGCAACAACATCGAAGGAATCGTCAGGGAAGTCTAGTTCTTCTCCCTTGGCTACTAGGTCAACTCCCTTACCCTCACCAAGATCAACGCCAACGTATTGCGCTGCGTTAAAGAACTGCCTAATCGATCCGTTAATGTCCAGACTGCCTATCTCTAGGACTTTTTGACCTGCGAAAAATATAGGGAACTTGAGCGTTAATCCACGCACAAAGTCTAGCTGGCTTTGATGGCTCACTTTTTCTTGTTTCTAGCAGATATGGCTGCGGCTTTCTTCTTGGCATCAGCCTTGCTGGAGGCTCCCCATGCTCGTAAAGACAGTAGCAGACGAGTAGGCTCACCATTTTTATACTCCGCACCGGGCATATTACCCATACGGGCTAGGAAAGAGGCTCTCCTTGGGTTATCCCCTGACTTAACCGGAGCTTTAAGATCAGATCCGGGATTCTCAGCCTCATAGGACTTGCGGCCTTTTTCGTTAAGACCGCCCTTAGCATTCTTCCCAGCCTTCTTAGTCCATGCCGCTGTCATTTCTTCTTGCCTTTGGCGGTCTTAGCTGCTTCTTTAAAGTCAGCCTTTGTGGGCGCTCCCTTCGTTCCCGGCTTACGCATCTTCTCGCCAGAACCCTCGGCAATCCTCTTACGCTTGGCATGGATCGCAGCATACAGCCCGGTCTTCATTTCTTCCCCTTAGCGGCTTTACGGCCTTCTGATAGCATAATTGCAGTGGCTTGTTTCTTAGACTTAACAACAGGCCCACCTTTACCGCTATGCAGAGTCCCAGCTTTGAACTCGTTATAGACCTTGCTCATCTTCTTCTCGGCCTTGGTTTTCTTCATCATAAATTCACCTCTAAATGACCATTGTCAAAAAGTAAACCTAATGTTTTTCTATGCGCTTCTTCCCACATCTCTATTCGTTCCTGCTTAGATAGATTTTTACCTTGATCTAGCTCCATATGACAAATAAAACAAAGGCTAGCAATTCTGTAATCACTAGCCTTTATACCCTTTCCCTTCCCATCTCGCAACTGATTTGAGTGAGCAGCAACAATCGTTCCATCCTGCTTTCCACAATGTTGACAAGGAAAATTTCGTGCTATTTCAAGAAGCTTCTTGTTTCTGTAAAGCATTCTTTTTTCTTCCTTTTGCCATGTTATCTATCCATTCTTGTGGTCTTTTTTGCCCAAGATGGAAAGTTAAAAGTTTTGCTTTATGTTCGTCACTCATTTTTTTACCATACATAGGATGATCTTTGCCAGTTGGGTATTTTCCATGATTCTTCCTGTCAAGATTATTGTTTGCATGAGTATCCCAACGTAAGTTTTCAATTCTGTTGTCACTTGCTATTCCATTGTTGTGGCAACCTTCATGTCCTTCAGGAGGATATCCAACAAAAGCAAATAGGACTAGCCTATGTACAGCGACAGCATGTTTCTTTTTGTTAACCCCAAGATGCACAGACATATGCCCATATTTGTCTGCTTTAGAAGGATTTAATAATCTTTCTTTATATATCTGGTCTACTTCTTTGCCGTGTAAACCACAAAATTTCCTTATTTTCCTAGCTTTTACCTTGATCCTCCCAAGATTCGATGCCATATAATGACCTCCATACCCCGGTATATCTTTCCAAATTTCTTCCATTGTCATCTCCATGATGTTAGTGAAACCAATGGAATAATACATTATTTATTTGTTTTGTGGTGGCAATTCTTCCCGTCTTTTGTCGCTGCGTTTTCTCCAAAGTGATTTTTTAGGTTCATTGCTCACGCATTCTTCTCCTTTAGCTTGGCTTCGATGGCTTCGGCAAACATCGATGGATCGTCCCAATGTTTGTCAATAATCTGCTCTATTTCCTCATCATTCAGCCATTTCCATTCGCGCTTAGGTGTACAGGTATGTACCTCAGCCGGGTTAATTTCTCCGCATCGTTCGCAAGTGGTCATTGTTGGCTCCATAAACGATACGTGCAATAAACTACCCATCCAACAAGATTACCAACGTACAAAAAGACAGCAAAAGAAAGCCAAAAGTCCCGCTTCATTGTTGTACTCCTGTAGCTTCCTTGCGGGTTAGTGTGATGGTCATTTATTCTTCCCTTGGAGTTTCTTTTGGACATCCAGAACCAGAGCTTTAATCTGGTCTGGATAGTAATACTTGAGATTACCGAAATGCTTTATACCTAGTTGTTCTATCTCATGCTCGGTTAGATTCCGCAGCTTGAGGGGCAATTCCTTGGTCTCGAATAATTGCCTTTGCCGGGTCATAGCGTAAGAAAGATTCGCCTTCGTCGCATTCAGGACACACAGTCACGGTTCCGTCAGAACAGCAAGGATCGTTTGCCGTAGGAACATCATCGCTATCTGTTACATAACCGCAATACTCGCATTGCACTAGGTTGCTATCATCCACTATGTTTGTGTCGTTCATATTATCCTCTTATTGAGCTGCTCTATCTATATGTCTATTTGATGCCTCTTGCGTCCTGTAGACATCGATTCTGGCCTGTGCTGCTACCAACATCCACCGTAGTGTTTCTGCCTTCTCTACGGCTTCTTTAAGTCCATCAAGTACCGCTAGATACTCATGATGACTATACGCAAAATTATCTTTATCTGCAATAGTATTTCCAATTGCTCCTGCAAATAGCATGGCTTTCTTGCTCTTACGGAATTCCTCTAGGTACGTAACCTGAGCCTTGGCCTGAGCATATTCAGCAGAATGCCGAATCATGTAATCAATGGCTTCGTGGGGATTTATTGTTTTCATATTAATAATTGGTTAGTGTTTACAATGGTCATACACCGCTTTTATTGCATCTTTTGCATTATTTACCACCGCAACCTGACCTCGCCAACCAGCATGCCATATAACCTGCTGTGCCGTTAGCTTACCGTCCCCGTCTTTAATCTCTAGCAGTACGTTATAACGCTTGCCGTTATGGCTATGACCTACCAGTAAGTCAGGGCAGCCTTCCCCTACTTTATGGAGATGCTGGACGATAAACCCTTCTTCTCGCAGTGCAGCAACAATAGCCTTCTGGTTTCCATCTACTCGGTAAGCTCTCACTTATTACCCCTTGCTCGGATAGCCTCA